TGAGCTCGTCGCGCAGCGGCTTGGTCATCTCGCGGATGCGCTGCTCGACCTTGCTCGAGACCGACTGCGCCGCCTCGCTGCGTGCTGCATTCTTCGAGCGCAGTCCCATCAAGTGCCGGTACTGGGCGCTGTCGGACTTGATCTTGTGCTTGTTCGACTGAAGGTGGCGGGCGAGACCACTCCGGTCGTGGAAGGTGTCCTTGCAGCCCTCGATGGGGCAGACGACAGTCTCTGCAGTGCTCGTCATGGGGTTGTCCTTCCTGTCGTTGTTCTTGCCTGGCTCCCACCGAGCTCTCGCCAGCCGGTGACCTGACGCCTGAGAGGATAGAGCGTAATCGCACCACCGGTCGACCTGCTACCGTTCCCCGCAGACGCATGGTTGGAGGCTCGGTGCCCTCGGCACTTCGAGCCCCTCCTTCTGTGTGATCTGACCTTCAGGGGCCCGCGCAAGCGGGCCTCTGTCGTTCTAGGAGGCTCCATGCAGCTTCACCTCAGCTTCGGCGATCTCATGCTGCTCCTGATCGCAATCGCGCTCTGGGTCGGCGTCCTCTTCGGGACGGACCTGGTCTCGTGAGCAGCACCTATGTCGACGGCGTCACGCCGCTTGATGCGGCGCACATGAATGCCCTGCAGCAGAAGGTGGAGAAGGGCGCTGTAAACGGCTACGCGAGCCTGGACTCGGGCATCAAGGTGCCCGTGGCGCAGCTTCCCGATCTGTCGGCCACCTACGCGAAGAAGCTCGGCTACGGCACGACCCTGCCTGCCTCACCGGCCGACGGCGACGAGTACGTGCTGGTGGACTCCACATCGAACCCCACCTATCAGTGGCGCTTCCGCTACAACGCCGGATCGACGTCGAGCTACAAGTGGGAGTTCATCGGCGGCTCGTCGCTCGTCTCGGGGCCTTTCAGCGCCGCCTTCACTGCTTCTGTCTCGACGTGGTGGAACCCGACTAGTTGTGTGACGCCCAATCTGCGAGCGGGCCAGTACCTGGCTCGTAGTAGCTGGGGCTACAACGGCCCCGCCAACGGCCCGCCGTTCTTCTTCAGCATCCAGGTCGAAGCAGTCGCCCCCACGAGCTATTCCTACTGCCAGGCCGCTGCGGCTGGCTACATGGGCGCAAGCTGGGAAACCGTACTGACGACGACGGCGGGACAGCGAATCCAGCCGTGCTACTTGCAGCAGACGGGGACGCAGAACACGGTGGCGATCAACTACGCGGTGCTGTCGGTGATCCCGATCAGAGTCTCGTAGGCGTAAAGAAGAAGAACCCCAACCTGAAGAAGGTGAACTGATGGCAGACCAGCAAGGTCCGAACGAGACAGATCCGCAGGCGGTGCAGTCGCCGCCCGAGTTCATGAAGACCGAGAACACGACCGGCGAGCCGAAGCTGCCGCCTGGCCGAGGTGATCGAGTCGAACGACACCCAGCCAGGCTGATGGCGGCGAAGAAGCCCACCAGCAAGGCCGACAAGCAGGCGAAGGTGAAGAAGGTGATGGACGAGTGGAAGCAGGGCACGCTTCACTCGGGCTCGAAGAAGGGGCCTGTCGTCCGCAGCCAGAAGCAGGCGGTCGCCATCGCGCTCAACCAGTCGGGCCAGTCGCGCTCGAGGAAGGGCAAGAAGTGAGCGAGCGGGCGCAGCCCAGTCACCCGTTCAAGTGCAAGCTCCCCGACGGCACAGTCATCGGTGGCAGCTACGACAACATCTCGGCGGTCACCATCGCCGCTGCGCTCTACTCGACGGCGCAGGCCTACAGCGCCGACTTCAGCGGCGGGCATCAGGTCGTCGTCTACGACGAGAACGACGTGCCCATCGCGGCCATCGGCAAGAGTCCCGACCCGCCCACTCAGACGCTGCCCGTCGGGCCTGCGCCCGTGCTGAGTGCTCTGCAGCCCGACAGCGCGGGCGACTGGAGCGTCGAGGTACACGCCGTCGGCCAGAACTTCACGTCGGAGTCGCAGGCCTGGAGCAGCGGTGTCTCCGCGCCGACCACGTTCATCTCCGACACCGAGCTCAGCTTCGTCGTCCCCGGTGTCGTCGCGGCCGGGACCTACGACGTGACGATCAAGACCGGCGAGCTCGAGTCGAACGCGCTGCCGTTTACCGCTCTGTAGCACGCACCACACGCCAAGCGAGACGGGTCACTCCGTAGTCGCCCATACGTGCTCCGTCTCTTACGGCGGGAGCCACGTCAGCGACCCAGGAGGTAGCCCGTGAGGTTCGCACTCGCAGCCGTGCTCGTGTTCGTGACCCTGGCCCAGCAAGCGCTCGCCTCGAGGACTGTTGCCGAGCGAGCGATCTGCGTGGTCTTCGGTCCCTACTGCGGGCAGGCGCTGCGAGTGGCGCAGTGCGAATCGGGCATGCACACCTGGGCATCGAACGGCCAGTACGTCAACCTTTTCCAGATGGGATACGCTGAGCGCCGTCGCTATGGCTGGCACGTCGCCGGATCGTCCCCCTGGGTCGCAGCGCGAGCGGCGTACCGCTACTTCGCCGCCACCGGCTACGACTGGTCGCCGTGGACATGCAAGCCCTAGCCTGCGCTGATCCGCTCGTCTTCGATCACGCCGAGGATGTAGCCGATCTTCTCGGCGGTGTCTCCGATCAGCATGTGGAGCTCATGCCCCTCGGGGATGTCGGTCAGCGCATCCTTGACCTTCTCCTCGGCCTGGAGCAGCAGTCCTTCGCTGCGTCTGAGAATCGATGTGTCCATGCTCGGCATCATCGCTGGTCGAAGCAGCCGAGGCAGAGCCAGGGCGAGTCGCCGCCGTGCCGGGAGCGGCAGTAGCGCCACTCCCGACAGTCGCGGCAGATCGTCCACATCGCGTAGTTGCCCCAGCCGACCCAGGCGTTGCGGACCATCTGCTCGAGGGCGGTCACGACTGCCTCGGCCGCAGCACGTCGACCATGTTGTCGAGGTTGTCGTCATCCCAGGCGCGGATGTCGTAGCCGCCGTCGGCCCACTGGACGCGAAGCAGGAGATCGGGCTTCGGTCCGGGGATGCCCGCGGGCGGCTCGCGCAGGATCTCGATGACGGTGTAGACCTCGCGTCCCTTGTTGACGACGACGTCGCCCTCCTCGAGCTCGCGGACGGGCAGTTCGATGATCTTCAGGTTCTCGTTCACGTTGCTCCTTCGTGTGTCGTGATCTGACATTGCGAGACACATGATATCGAACTGTCATCAGCGCTTACACGCGGAATGTTGCTGTTTGCGACAACGCCGTTCGCGCAGTCGCAGTGACTGAGCCAACGTAAAACGTGTCAGGAGGTGTCCACACTGGCAACGGCCACAGAGCTCGATCCGGTTGTTGTCGAAGCCTTCCGGCGCGAGTACGCGAAGCGGCTGAACGAGCGCGCCGAAGCGATGCGTCATCCGGGCGGGTTGCTCGATCATGTGCAGTGCATCGACCCGAAGACGGGCGAGCGCTTCGCCTTCACGCTCAACGACGAGAGCGCCGGTTGGTACTGGCAGCGGGGCGTGCTCGACGAGTGGATCGCGCACCCGCTCTCGCTCGTCCTCAAGGCGCGGCAGATCGGTATCACCTGGCTCGCCGCGGGCTACGCGCTCTGGAAGCTCTTGACGATGCCGGGGACTCGAGCGCTCGTCGTCTCGATCAACGAGGACGAGGCGATCAAGGTGGTCAACCGCATCTTCGACATGTTCGCCTCGCTGCCCGACCACCTGCAGTTCGAGGCCAAGATCACCAAGCCGTCACGGGATGCGCGCCCGACCACCCTGATCGAGCTCACCTTCCCGGACGGGCGGATCTCGTCCGTGGTCGGCCTCCCCTCGACCCGGCGCGCAGGCCACGGCGAGACCGCCACCATCGTCCTGCTCGACGAGTACGCCCGTCACGAATACGCCCGCGAGTCATGGAAGGCGACCTTCCCGACGGCGGACAACGGCGGGCAGATCATCGTCATCTCGACGGCGAACGGCGTCTCCAACGAGCAGACTGGCGAAGGCAACTTCTTCCACCACCTCTACGTCAACGCCGAGAGCTACGGCATCGAGACCCAGTTCCTGCCCTGGAGTCTCCACCCAGACCGGGACGAGGACTGGTACGCAAAGAACGCTCGAGCGCTCCCAGCAGCCGACCGCGCCGAGCAGTTCCCGCGAACGCCAGACGATGCCTTCATCAACACGGGCGAGTGCTGGTTCGACCTTGAGGTCTTGGGCTGGTACGCGGAGCACAAGGTCCTCGACGAGGACAAACGGATGCGCTTCATCGTGGACGGGACGGGTGCAAAGGCGAAGATCCACTTCGAGAAGAAGGGTTGGGTCAGGGTCTACGCCAAGCCCGACCCAGCACATACCTACGCCATCGGTGCAGACGTCGCCACCGGTCGTGGCTATGACTACTCCTGCGCCTACGTCATCGACCTCACCTCGATGGCTCTCGTCGCAGAGCTTTACGGAAAGCTTGACGCCGATGAGTACGCGGAGCAGTTGCACTACCTCGGTAAATGGTACGGCTCAGCGCGCATCGCAGTGGAGATGGGCGGTGGTTTCGGCGAGCCGGTGATTATCTCGCTGCGCGACGGCCGCAAGGGCAGGCCGCACTACCCGAAGCTCTACCGCCACGCCATCGCCGACCGGCCAGACATGCACCAGCTGGCGAACTACGGCTTCCCGATGAACTCGAAGACCCGGCCGCAGATCGTCAACCAGATCGAGCAGGCGATCCGCGAGAAGACGATCCCGGCGATGACGCGCACGCTGATCATGGAGTGCCGGACGTTCGTGCGGCAGAAGACGTTGCCGAGCCCTCGAGCTCAAGAGGGTGCGAACGACGACCGCGTCATGGCCTTCGGCATCGCACTCGAGATGTACCGGCAGTACGGCACGCACGAGAAGCGCTACCGGCGCTCGGGCTCGCGCAAGAGCTCGAAGCCGATCTATCCCTGGGAGAAGAGGAGAGTTGCATGAGTCAGCCAATGCCCGAGCTCGCAGCCGCACTAGGCGGCGGCGCATTGCCCGGTGGTGGCGCGGACTACGGCGGCGGCATGGACGCTGGTGGCCCGCCCCCGTCTGACGACACCGCACAGGGCGGCGAGCAGTACGCCACCTCACTCGATGCGCTGCAGGCAGCCGAAGACGCGCTGCAGGCGTTCATCGCCATGGATCCCGATCACGCCGACCGCGCCGTCGCCGCGCAGTGCCTGCAGAACGTGCTCAAGCTGCAGGCCTCCAACCAGGACTCGGCGCAGACGGGCAACCTCTCGAGCCTGCAGCGGGCGCTACAGCAGGGTCCGAGCGCGGGAGGCGCGGGCTACTGACGTGAGTGAGAGGGATCCGTACGACGACACCAAGCTCTCAGATGCGGTTCAGCTGGTCGTCAAGGCGGTCGAGGACTGCGAGCGCAACTACCACGATGCCTTCGTCGAGAAGATCGAGCGGCGCTATCTCTCCTACCGCGGCCTGGCCGAGACGCCCTGGAGCTCGAACGGCAAGGACGCCTCGGCCTCGGAGGACGAGGACAGCTGGCGCTCGAGCGTGACGACGCCGTACGTGCTGCAGACCTGCGAGGGCATGCTCGCCACCATGCTCGAGCCGAGCCCGCGCTTCAACGTGCAGCCACGACCGAAGCCGGACGAGCCCCTCGAGCAGATCATCGAGCGGATCAAGCGCGTCGACACCATCGCCGACGTGATCCGTTACGCGCTCGAGCGCGACCACTTCGCCGAGAAGCAGCGTGACTTCATGCAGCAGGACATGATCGCGGGTGTCTCCGCGCTGAAGAGCTACTGGCTGACCGAGCACCGCGACGTCACCCAGCTGTCGCCGAAGGAGATCGAGATCGAGGGTGCCGACGGCGA